AAATGACAACTGACGATAGAAGTATTGAAACGCTTATAGAATTAAAAGAAAAAGAATTATCCAATATGAAGCCAGTAACGAAACAAAGTATTGAGGAAAATGTTATAAATTTGGAATTGATAAAGTATTAAAAGCAACATCGAGTTATAATGAAGCACAAAAAGAGGCGAATGATATTCTTGAAGATAACATAAAACAAAAAGACGCTTTGATTAAAAAGTACGGGGCAGAAAAAGTTGTAAAAGCGACAGCGTCCGAAGAATTAACCGCAGAACAAAAAGCGGCTATTGCGGCAGCCAAAGCAGAAGAAGAAGCGGCAGAGGCAGCCAAAGCCGCAGCGAAAATAAAAACAGAGGTATATAGTGCAACTGGTGTTGAGTTGTCAAAATTAAAAACAGAACTTGCGGCGTTAAATGATGAAAATAAAGATTACAAAATTTATCTTGAGGCTCAAGTAAAATTTTTAGAAGAGTTAATTGCTGCAAAAGAAAAATTAACAGCGAAAACAATAACAGAGGCAGCCTATACAGACGGATTGAAAATATCAATTGCTGAATTAAATAAAGAATATGAGAAATTTCAAAAAGCATTAAAAGCAAAAGAGCCGTTTGAACTTATTTCCGTAGATGATTACGAAAAAAGTATGAAGGCTCAAGGATTTATGTTAAAATCTTCCGACGAAATATTAAAAGGAATGGAAGAAAAATATAAACAATATGGTGAAGTTGTTAGCGAGATCGAAGAAGAAACAGCGAAAACATTAACAGAGAAAGAAGATTTAAGACATAAAGCCGCACTTGAAAAATTAAAAGATAATAACGAGGCTCTGGAGCAAGAGGAAATATTACACGGTTTGAAAATGAAAAAGATACAAGAGGAAAACGAAAAAGAATTGTATCAAACAGTTGTAGAGGCTTCGACAGCGTTAATTGAATCATACGAAAAAAGGAGTGATAAGAAAACTGAACAATTAACAAAAGAACTGGAGGCGTCAAAAACTTATGCAACCCAGTTGCAAGAGTTAGCGAAAATACAAGTTGAGGGGGCTGCGGAAAATCTTGCATACGAACAACAAAAGCAAGCAGAGATTGAAAAGAAAAAAGCCATTGAAGAGAAAAAGAAAAAGAGAATGGAACTGGGACTTGCAGCCGTTGAAATGTTTGGTAAGATTGCTGAAACTGATCCTGACAAAGCATTAACGAAAACAGTTTCGGAAATAATTAAATTACTTGCATTTGTAAATTCAATGCCAGAGTTTGCGGAGGGCGTTATTGCCTTTGGCGGTTTGCGATCTACAAAACAACCAGATGACACAGTTGTAAAAATTGGTAAGGGCGAAAGTGTTATTAATGCCCCAGCAACGTATAAATACAACAAAGAACTTGAGGCAATAAATAAGGGGAAATATAATCCGCTGGATTTTATTAGCGTCCCAGCACCGAATAATTATCAAAAAAATATTTCTGATTATGGTGTTATTAATGAAATAAAAATGTTAAATGAAACATTAAAAAATAAAGCAGAATATAAAATTGATGTTAACGCAAAAATATTAATAAAAAATAATATAGTATATTTGGAAAGTTTAACGAACAAAGCATTTTGGGAAAAGCAAAGTTCGTATGTAATGCCAGAGATTGAAGTATTAACAAAGTCCTATAATACAGACGAATTAAATCCGAATTATATTATAAAATATAATTATGATATTTCTGATATGAATACTATTGATAATTTTATTGGAAATAATTATGAGAGAATATGCAAGCCAATTGCGATAAATGATGTAAAGCATTTGAAATTTGGAGGCTTAAAAGAAATATCTTTAAATGTTTGCAGGGCAACACGCAAAGACGAAACCAGCGACTTTGAAGATTTGCTTTCGGGGCTTGCAAAAATAGTTGACAAAGTAATTAAATTTTTTGGCGGTAGTTCAAAATATTTACAGGCTTTTCAAGACCGTATTGGATCAATGAACGTAAGCCAGCATTTTGGCTGGAGTGCAAAAGTATTGCTATTAGAAAGCGGAAAAATACCAATGAACAATGAAGTTGTATTATCAGCGAAATATTTATATGATAATTTCCATAAAATAAATTCATTTGTTGAAAATAATTATGGCGGTCAATATGAAATTTATGAAGATATTACAATACCGTTTTGCTTTCACGATTTTTTAAAGACAATTGAGAATAGTTATTTTACAGACGCTTACGGGAATAAAGGAAAATTTGATAAAATTACTTGGAATTTTACTCAACAATATGCGAAAGTAAGTTATAGAATTCAAAAACCTTATACTAAAAATTTGACTGAAATATTTATTGAGCCGTCATAATTGTATAAGTTAATACTAATTTAATTATTTAATTTTAAATAAATTTGCTATATGGATATTGAGGAAAAAATTAAAGGACAAATAAAGGAAATTAACGATTTTGTAAGCAAACAAATGAATAATATTTCCGAGAATGAAAAATTAATTTTGGAATCAATTGATAAAATTGAAGATAAAAAAATAAAAGCGAATGTGTCTGAAATGTTAAAAGAGGCTAAAAATGGCAATATTGAAAACGTTCAAACTATTTCAAATAATTTGATGAAGATTGCCGAAACATTAAATAAAAAATAAAATGGGCGTTGATATTATAACCAGAAAATATTTCAATCAATTAAGAAATGGAGGAACGTTCTCTGATAATGTGAGCGATTATACTAATTTCTTGCAGGGAAGTATTTGCGAAAAAATATGTTGCGAAACAACGGTTGATGTATGGTGGAAAAGTTATTCTCAACAATATATTGACGAATGGCAAACAGTAACATCGGCGGGAGTTTGTACTGTTACACGGCAATTGAACTCATTTTTGACTGACGGCTTTCGTTCTGGCGATACTATTATTTGGACTGATGGAATGTATGGAACAGGCACGGGGACAATAACGAGCGTAAATGCTTTAACAATGGTTATTGGATCATTTACGGGATCATTGCCAGACGGAGCAAGGACATCAATGGTTATTTGGGGAACTACATCATTAACAGCGATTATATTTCAGCATAATTTAATTGAGAATGATGAAGCGGAAAATTATATTTCAAAAGTTGACGGCAATACATTGTCTTTTGCTGGTAGTGGTTTGACAAATAGCGATACGTTATTAGTTAAGCAAGGAAATTTCAATAGTTGGCTTGATACTGGCTCTATATTTGTAAGGACTGGGACGTCTGGCGATTCAACAAAACAAAGATTTATTATTACAAGTACATTTTTTATCACTCCATTTTATTTGCCAAGTCAATACAATGATTTACAAAATGGAATTTCGCCAGACTATTTAAAAGACGTTGCAAGTTTAAAATATATTTCCCGTTATGAATTTCGCCAAAGTTTATTCAATCCGAATTTGTGTCATATCGGGAGCGATACGTTAATGTTAGGATCAGTAAGTTGGTTTGATGAACATTTTAACGGATTTACGCCAGTCGAATTTACAAAAGAATCAATTGCTTATTCTGTTAGTGGTGCGGCAGTTGACGAATTGCAAATATCAGAAACAACTCATGTTATAATTGAAATAAATTCAGCAAACAATGTGTTTGTTGACGCACAAACGAAATTTATTTTAAATTTATTCAAGTTGCCAGTTGACGAAAGTGAACATAAAAATACAGTAACAACAATGTTTGAAAATTATGTATTTGATAGGTGTTTCCAGACGGTTAATGTTTCAACTGGAGTTGGCGAACAGGCAATTTTGACAAATATTCTTTCAAGTATTGTAAGCAATAGACTACATATTGAATTTGATGTTACGTTTACGACGGCACAACAAGCGTTAATTGAAGACCGTCAATATATTATTTCAGTAATGACGGACGATCATACTTTGGCACACGCAAGCAGCAAAGAAATAAATGTTTTATGTGATTATAATACTTTTGCGAATTCAATTGAAAATCCAAATTTATTATCTGTATCATATTGTAAATTTTGGGAACACCCATTCAATCCAAGTATTGCAAACACAGGCACGAAAGATTTTAAGGGCTGGATCACAGACGGCGTTTATAATGAAACAAAATTCTCTTGCGTTGGTGGCGTTTTAAATTACTTGAAAATAAAAGTACGTGCAAAGAATTCAAGCACTCTGGAAAATTTTGATTTAATGGAATACGATTTGGATTTGTCAAGTTATCCAATTATTGCTGGAGTTCGTACGGTTTCAATAGATACAACCAGAGGATTTAAATTGATTGCTGGAAGTATTCAGAATTTGGTATATTTTAAAAGCACGGGATTAGTAATGAATGAATACGAATTAAAATTTGGTTTCAAATTACGCTGGGCTGATTGGTTGCAACTTATAAATGCTGATTCTGATTTCTATAATACATCATTATTGAATAATGGTTTATCTGAAAAATGGTCGAATTATAGCGACGCCGTTACATATTGGGGACTTGAAATATTAGTAATCCCAACTATTGAAGACGATATAACAGGGAGCGAAACAGATTTTAATATTATCTCAAATTTAAAATGTCATAACTATAATGAAGACGGGAACGCAATTCCTTTATGGACTGGTAGCATTGAAACGTTTAAAGGTGCTGTAAGTTTGGGAGTTGACGGAAACGCTCTATATTCAGAGGACACGGACACAAAAATAGTTGCAACCTTTACAAGTATAAGTTCAATTTTAACTGCGACTTTATACGGGATAATCTACATAGAACAATACCAGCAAGGCGGCATTTATAATCAATGGCAATTGTCAACCGAAGAATTGCCAGCAACGGGAAATTGGTTGAAGCCAGTAACAGGGCAAACAAAATGCAAATTAACAGTTGTAAATGCGAATACTGTAACACTTGAGGCAATGATAGATCATACAAAAGTAAACGGTCAAATATCAATTGCCGCCCGTATTGGTTACGGTTGCCAAGACATAGCAGAAATAAGAGCAAGCGGAGTTTATACGATTGTTGATGTTTACGGATTAATAAACAATTGTGCTTATGTAGATGTAACAATTAACAGCGTTTTAATTGCTTTTAATGTTTCGATACCGCCTCCATACGGAGTTGCTTTATTTACGTCAACGATTAATGGAGTTTCTGGCGGGTATGATGTTTTCCCCTCCGATACAACAACGGCGAAATGTGAAGCCCCTGCGGGACTTGGATCAACTGCGAATGGTTATACAGTAAGCATAATATTAAAAAATATTATGGGCTTTTCTTTGGGTGAATTTATATTTACTTTGTCTGGAGGAGTTGACGAGTATGAATGTCCTCACGTAATTATTCCAACGTTTAGAATATTACAGGAAGATAATTTTTATTTACTTCAAGAAAATGGCGATTATTTATTAACAGAATAAAAAATAAAATTATGGCAGATAGTAAAATTACAGCATTAACAGCGAAAACTACTTTGGAATTAACAGACCTTATTCCAATTGTAGATATGACAGGAACACCAACAACAAAAAAAATAACAGTTGCAAATATGTTAATTTCATTGGGTTTGCGGCGTGGTTATAATGTTAATAATACGGCTGATAATGTAACAGGCTGGGCGGTTGTATTCCCGTCGGCTCTTGGATCAGCGGTTGACGGATCAGATTATACGCTGGTTATAAGTTGCTGGGACGCTTTAAATCCAACGGAAACAATTGCGTACACAATAACAAGTAGAACACAAAACGGATTTAATATTTTACCGATTGCAAATGCTTATATTGAAGTAAACGCAATTTTAAATTAAATTAAAAATGGCAATTGACATTTTAAATACTGGGTTAACTCATAATTTAAATGGAATGTGTATTTCGTTTGATTTGATCCGTTACAATACTGCGACTATTATTGCAACCGAAGAGGATCGGGAATATGATTTGTGTTGTTACAATAATATTGTACTGGCTGATAATACTGGAGTTGCGAATCAAAATGATGTTAATTCGTTTATGTTTTTATTGGCTGCAAGTACCGATACTCTAAATATATTTCTTGAAAAAGATAGTGTTGAAGTTGTTCAGATCACGGACGACACACTTGGAAAATTCTATGAACTTGGATCAATAACATATTATCCAGATCAAGCATTATTAAAAGGTTGCATAATATACTGGGCGAATGTTTTAAATACGTACGGAGTTGGAAAATACCGTTTACGCTTTGATTATACAACGCTCGGAGTTGCAAACTCATTTTATTCTATTACTTATAATTTGAAAACTTTCTCTTGGGAAATTGCGAATAATACAATAAGGATTGAAAGTTATATGGACGGATATTTAATGAAAGAGCGAATAAATTATAAGGGATTGAATTTTCCTGATATGATTAGAGTACGTGGATTTTTCGGAAATGAAGATGAAAAATTTGAAGTAACAAATGACATTTATAGTAATTTGTTAAATGAAAAAAGAGTTGTTGTTCAGCGAAAAGTAAATCAATTTAATATTTATAATTTTGAAACATTGCCTTTGCCTAAATGTATTGCAGATAAAATAAAATATTATCATTTTTTCGGGAATACTATTTACGTAAGTGATTACAATAAATTAAATTATAACTGGGAACTTGAGCGAATAAGAATTTATAAGGACGCCGCTTTTGATTATAAATATACAAAGACAACCAGAGGCGTAATTATTAAAGGGAAATTAAATGAACAAATTCAAGACCTCCAGAAAACAAATTGTTAATAGTATAATATAATACAAATTTAATTAATAAAAATATAATATATTTGCAATATGAAAAGATCAATTTTATTTATAGTAATATTTATTTTGAGCGTAAATATTTATTCTCAAAATGCAGTATTAAAAAGGCTTTCAGTTGATACAATAAAAAGTTTTAACCAAGTAACGAAAACATTTTATTCAAAAGATACGAATTTATTACTTGGAGAAATCAAATTAAATTCTCTTTTATATTCTGTTTCTGGTGATACTGGAAATTATAAAGTTTTATTTTGGAATCCGACAACAAAACGTTTTTATAAACGTGGTATTGTTGCCCCAACTGGTGCGACGGGTGCGACTGGCGTAACGGGTGCGGTAGGTGCAACGGGTGCAACAGGTGCTAATGGAGTTACTGGTGCGACAGGGGCTACGGGTGCAACTGGAAGCACAGGCTCAAACGGAGCAAGTGGTATAACTGGATCAACTGGAACGGGAGTATCAGGATTAGACACCCTTCAATCTTATGGAAAATATATAGGTGATAACGCTAAATGGTTTCCAATCAACACTAACGAAAATAAATTAGCAGGTGTTTTTACTTATTCATCATATCAAATGAGAGGAGATACACTTCATTCTTTAACAGTAAGTAATCCATTTTCTGCGACACCTACTATTAATTACAGATACTCAACGGATTTGGATTGTGAAATATGGAGTAGCCCTATAAATATAGGAACAACAAAGAAATATTGGATGTCAAATCCATTTAATGACAACGCTGGTAATACATATTTTGTTACGACAAATACAACGAATGATAGTTGCTTTCTTTATAAAATGAATGGAAAAACATTCTCTTCATGGACTATACAAAATGGAGGTGTCGCGATATTGGTAGGAAGTAATATCTATTCATGTTCTATGCAAATAGTTGATACGACTTGGTATATGTCAGTCGTTGACGGTGTTTCAACTGATTATAATATACGAATGACATACGCAACTACATCAACAATAGCAACAGGTTTTCAAACTAATTATTCGTCTGTTACTCATACTATTGATAGCGTTGGAGATAATGGTGGTTTATATTATATTCCTGAACGTAATGCTATATTGTTTTTGGGAGAATCATTTAGTCAATATCCAATCCCTGTGGATTATTGCGATATTGGAGCATGGTACTATGACATGGATTCTACGGATTTTACACTAAAAGCAAACTGGCATAAATTACCGTATTTCCCCACATTCTCAACAGTTGATGATTTAGGTTATGGTGGTGGAGATATTCGTATGGTTGAAACACCAAATAGACGTTATCCTTTATTGATGGATTATTCGTGGGGACAGTTACATAATTACTATGTATATAATAGATATGATTTGGTGTCTTTATTCGATAGGTCGAGTTATAAATCAGTTGTTGCTTATACGGATGTGAATAATGAATTTGATAGCACAAACACATTTGATTCTCTTACTATTTTTAACGATAGCGTTCAATTAACAGGGATAACAAATAAAGTACTTGTAACAAATCAAAACGATAACGTAATAGGTCTTACATATACTGTTTTAAATGATACATTAACGAAATATGATAGTTTTTATAAAAGAATTTATAGTGATTCCGTTGTATCATCTTTGGGCGTAAATCAGTCGGCACAATATCAATATGGAAAATATAATATAATAGCATATCAGCGACCTGACCTTATTACAACATATCATTATATAGATATGTCTGCAAGTCATTCTACTTGGTATTACAGTACTCATCCGCCCCCTTATGTATATATTACACCACAAAACGATACTATTCTTTCAGGTTCACCAACTACGCTAACTGCTCATAACTGTTCATCATATCTATGGAGTACATCTGCTACTACAAGCACTATTTCTGTAAGTCCCACATCGACAACAAAATATTATATAACAGGTACAGATGCTTATGGACAGACGGATGTTGATAGCACTATTTTGACGGTTGCCGCAGATTACAATCCTTTAAGTATTGCAAATTGCGAAGGGTGGTGGAGAGCAGATACAATTACATGGACTGGAAGTGGCGTTTCGTCATGGAAAGACTTAAGCGGAAATAGTAGGCATCTAACGCAGGGGACGGACGCAAATAGACCAGATACGTTATTAAATTATTGGGCTGGTAAACCAGTATTACGATTCGATGGTACAAATGATTATCTAAGTTGTGATTTATCAGCTATTTCACAACCATATACATTAATTATCGTTTATGGAGTTATAAGCTACTCGGGGAGTTTGGCTTATATTACGAGTTCAAGTTCGGGATTTTATATGCTAAGCTATACTAACAATACTCTTTATTTAACATCAAATAATGGAACAAATCAAATTGATTATGCTAAGAATGTCCCAACAGGAATAATGACAAATACTTGTTTAATGGATGGCTTAAACGGAGAGATATACGAGAATCTAACATCTAAGAAAACAGGCAATGTGGGTAGTACTGGAATAGGTACATTTTATGTTGGTTCTTCGAGTGTTCCGAATTCATACATTACCGAAGATGTAGCAGAAATCATAATATATTCAGGCATTATAAGTGCTTCAGATAGACAGGATTTGTATAATAATTATTTAAAACTACGATACACAAATTTACCATAATATGAAAAAATTAGCAGTACTTATTTTTATATTTTACTCTTTTTGGGGATATTCTCAAAAATTAGAAAAATATAACACGTATTTGAACAATACGATAAGCAACCCTTTTGTTGTAAAAATAAATACAGCAAATTCTGTTTTTATAAATACAACGGGAACGAATGGTTTTGGTTACCAATCATTATATAGTAACACTACTGGTGCAAGAAATAACGCATTTGGTTATCAGGCTTTAAAAGTCAATACAATAGGAGACGATAACACAGCGATAGGTTATCAGTCATTGGTTGCCAATACGACAGGAATTGAGAATACTGCTATCGGAAATCAGTCTATGCTATCAAATACAATAGGGGCTTTAAATGTAGCAGTTGGTAAGGGTTCTTTATCTGCAAATACAACAGGGGATAAAAACACAGCAATAGGTTATGAATCTATTGCTACAAACGTATTAGGTACTGGAAATATAGCTATTGGTTATCAGTCATTATACAATAGTAAATCTGCACCCAACACGGCAATAGGTTATCAGGCACAATATAGCAATACAACAGGTATCAATAATGCAGCAATAGGTTATCAAACCATGTATAGTAATACTATTGGAAACAATAATGCAGCAATAGGTTATCAATCTTTATACTCAAATACAACAGGTATATGTAATGTTGCTATCGGTGGAAGTGCTTTATATTCTAATGTTACAGGCTCGGAGCAAGTGGCAATAGGATGTCAAGCATTACGAAGCAACACAGTAGGCATCGAGAATGTTTCTATTGGTTATTTGTCAATGTCATCTAATACAACAGGTTCAGGCAATACAGCAATAGGTCATAATGCACTTAAGATGAATACTACTGGCAATTTCAGTACTGCTGTTGGTTCTGGTGCTTTAGAAAATAATTTAATAGGCGATAATGCAGTCGCAGTAGGTTATTTAGCATTATACAATAATACAACGGGTGATGGGAATACAGCGATAGGTTATTTGTCGCTTTCATCTAATACAGTAGGGAATAATAATACAGCTATGGGTGTTAATTCACTTTATTGGAATACTACTGGTATTCAAAATACGGCTGTTGGAGTACAATCACTTCAAAGAAATATAACAGGTTCAAGCAATTCAGCTTTTGGGTATCAATGTTTGGCGAACAATAGAACTAATAATAATACTGGTTTTGGTGCATCAGTAATGGTGCAAAATACAACTGGTGTATATAATTCAGCTTTTGGTGCAGGTTCATTAAATCTGAATACAATAGGATATAAAAATACGGCAGTAGGTTATAACTGTTTACAATCAAACACAACAGGAGTTCAAAATACAGCCGTTGGATCAAATGCTTTATTTGCTAATAGTGTAGGAAATTACAATACAGCAGTAGGGGTGTATGCTTTATCAAATAGTACGACGGCAGATAATAATACTTGTATTGGCTCGTATAATAGTCCTTTAATCTGGACAGGAGGGAGTAATACAGCACTCGGATATAATTCGATGGCAACGAACGTAACAGGAACAAATAATTTAACTCTTGGTTGTAATTCAGATGTATTAAGTGCGGGATTAACCAATGCCACAGCAATAGGTTGCAATTCCAAAGTAGGTGCTTCAAATTGTTTAGTTTTAGGTAGTGGTGTTAATATCGGAATAGGAACATCTTCGCCGACTTGTAAATTAGAAGTAAAAGGGTGTGCAAGTGCTGATTCATTATTTTATGAGCCGCCTCATACGAATTGGAGTTTAAAAGATTCTGCGGTTGTAATTGCTGCGGGAACAAATGTTCAAATAACAAATACCTATGATTCTTTATTTAGGCAACTTGAAAATAACCAATTTAATAATAAAACTACGAGAACGGGAGCGGATACTGTTTATGTAAAATATAAAGGTGCTTACAATGCAATAGTAAGCGTAAAAGGTTATGCGACAAATGGAAATGATTATAGTGTATTAGTAGCAAGAAAACGAGGGGCTACGATAACATACACCGAAAGTGCGATTCAATTTACAACAACTGGAGCAACAAATAGAAATGGTGGAAGTGCTGTATTTTATTTAGACGATTGTTTAAATGGGGATAAATTTTGGCTCGTATTAACACGGGACGGAGGAAGTGGCGATTTCACAATGACAACTGGAAGGTTTTCAATGCAGAGTTATTATAGAAAAAAATAATTAAAAAATATTATTCAACTAAATTTAAAATTATGAAAAAAATATCAATTTATATTTTACTTGCAATGCTTGTAATTTATGCTCCAGTAAGATCACAAAGCCCAGTAATAATATACAAAGCGATTGACGTAACAAAAGACAGCATTGTAAAAAAGGACACAATAAAAGCGTTGGAGGTTGTCGCCGTTCAATCAGCGGAAAAAGTAAAGGCACAAAAAGACACTATTGCGAAACAAGAGAAAAAAATCAGCAACCTTGAAAAATCAATTGAAGAAAATTTATTAATGGGGAAACCTTTCTCATTTTATTTTTGGTTTATGTTTTTTTATCTTTGGGGAATTTTAATTTGGTGGCTTGTATATGCTGCAAAAGGAACTATAACGAATAAACAAACTCCAAAGAAATTAAATTTAAAATATTGGATTCAGCAACCAGAGAATAAATCGAAACTTTCGACGGCTATTTTGGTTTTGTTTGTAGGCTTTTTTATTGCAGCGTTTTGCAAACCAATAACAGGAAAAGAAATAAATGAATTCCTTGTGCCTTATCAATTTTTAGCGATTTCGTTCGGTTTCTCTTGGCAACTTGTTTTGGACTTGACATTATCGAAATTAAATGCAAAAAATTATATAAAAATTGAAGAAACAAAAACTAATTAAAATTTGATCCTATGAATATTTTTAATTTTTTGCTTTGCTATCTGTATCATAGACCGTCAACTGGAGCGATTGCGTCAATTACTGGTTTTATTGTTTCGCTCGTCCCCTCTATTGAGGCTCAAACGGTAAGTTATTGCGTTGCTGGAGTTCAAATTATGGCTGGGCTTGCTTCAACGATTGTTGCCTGTATGACAATATACGGCTGGATCATAAAGAGAAACGGCAAAAGCATTGACTACAAACTGGATAAAAATAGAAAAAAATCCTGTAAATGAAAACAGACTTAGAACTTGCGAAATATATTTCAGATAGATTTATTTCTGATAAGCATTGCAGCCAGCAACCAATGTATAAAATGGTTATTACTGGCGACGTTGTTTCTGATTTTGCAAAGTTTACTGATTTACAAAGCGGGAAAAAGTCAAATGATCCAGATGATCCAGCGGCTTTTTATTTTTGCCCTGTGCCTTATAAAGACGGGCAATTATACCACACTATAAGAGATATAACCGCAGACACATTCCGCAATATAAATAAAATGAAAAGATTAAATTTAACGTGGAATGATTTTTTATATATGACTGATAAGACACGGCGAATATTTATTGATGAATTTATAAATAAAACAGAATTTACGAATTCAAAAATTATAAATACTTTGCTGGCTTACGTAAAATGGGGAACGGGAAATTGTCAATTTGAAGTTGGTACTTATAAGAGTTGGTATAAAACAACAATGGCAGGGGACTTGAAAACATTAAGCGAAACAACTGTTTTTAATAGGATCATTGATTTGCGTTTATATCATTACAGTTTGATAGCGAATTATAAAATTTACGGACACGGCTGGGACGCTGGTATTTTAAATTTTTGGAATACATTTAAACAATATTGTGATGAAACAAAGTGCTGAAAAGATTAAAGAGGGCGACAGCGTTTATATTCCAATAGATCAGAGCAAAGGAAAATGGAAAGAAGTTTCAATATCAATACCGTCAAAGAAAAAAGACGGGTTTTGGATATTTGAATTTGTTGGCGACAAAACTCCTCTGGAGTGTAAAAGCGAAACAACTTTTGATATAATTGAAAAAGGTAAAAACAAGTGATATGAAAAATATATTGAATTTTAAGGTTTACATAATTTTGGTACTATGTATCATTTTATTAATTATCGGCTTATTCTGGCAGCGAAAAGCATATCAGAAACAAAAAAACAATGCTATTACGTGGCAAAATAATTATAATGCTGCGACTGATTCATTAAAGTACATAATTTATCTGGGTGATTCGATCGCTCACACGGGACAAATTATAATGACGCTGGAGCAAACATTACAAACAAAGAACAAAGAAATTCAAGACCTTATTGCGAAGTCAGATTACATGAATAAGGAAAAAATCAAAATGCAAAGTATGTTATCGGCAACGCTTGTAATAAATGGAAGTTTGAAAAAACAACTTGATACGACGAACAATGTATTTTTTAAAAATTGCCTTGAGGACACTTTGAAAATAAATTTATCAGATTCATTAAATAATATTTCAATTCAGATCACTCCAGATTTTTTGGTTTCCGCGTTAAGTTCTTCAATTGTACCGCTATATGGTTTTGGATATACAAAAAAGGAAACAATAAAAGCGGGCTGGTGGCAAAAATCATTAATAGGGAAATGGTTAAGCCGTAAAACGTGGAAACCTTATTTTGATTTGAGGACAACTAACAAAAGTTGCACAATAAAAAACTTGCTTAATATATCCGTGCAAGATCAATAAAACTCAATTTCTTTGTTAATTCTTTTGTGTTCCTTTGTTTATAAGGGCTGCAAAGGTATTTTATTAAATGGCTAAAATTTGGCTTTTTTGGGCTTGTATTTGTCTAAAAAACGTCTAAATATTGTCTGAGTTTGTAAAATATTGTCTAAATAATAAAAATTTATAATGCTGAATATCAGCATATTATATAAAATTTAACAATTTATTTTAAATCTACTATTTAACTGAATAAATAACTATAAATCAATTAGTTATAAAAACATAAAATTTTGAAAGCCTTGTTAATATTGGGTGTTATTAATTTGCATACTATATTAATATAATATATCTTTGCTTCATAATTAATCAAATAAACTAACTTAAAACATAAATAAAATGGAAACAAGAATTATCAACAAAGAAACAAAAGAAGTAAAATCAATAGATTTATCTTCTTTAATTGGAAAATCAACAAAGTCTTTATATTTAAGAAAAGGATTTAAAAATGGCAATTACTTTTTATCACAAAAAGGAAACGGTTGTCATGGGGCTGGAGATGTATGTAGAATAGACTGTGAAGAAATAGAAGTAACTGCAAATCTTTTTAATCGTATTCAAATTTTAATCAATAAATAAAGAGCCTGTTCCTGCGAAGTCAATGGAAACAAGAGAATTAAAATGGTATGAAGTAATACTTCAACAACTTGGGGGGCGGAAGTTCCTTGTAATGACTGGGGCAAAATAAATAGTTTATGACAATGAAAAAAAGTCAATAAGTATGAAGTTAATAAAAAATAATTTAAGGGCTTCACACCTGACAATTTCATTAACCTCAATGGATTTATACAAAATGACATTTTACAAATGTGGAAATGACATTAAGATCATAAAAGAGGTTGACGGGATTTATAATGATATGTTAAGAAGTCAATTTTCGGAATTAACTGGTTTATATACTCACTTATAAGAAAAATAAAAATCCCGTTTCGGTTGATGTTACCAAACACAAGCACGCCGCTTTGAGGGTAAACGAAAATTAATTAAAGTCGGGCGGGATTTTTTTAAAAAAGAAAACAAAATGAAAATAAACAGACAACCAGATTTTGAAAATGAAATGTGTAAATCAGTCGGTTTATATATGACCTGTAACGCTTGCGACAGGATCATTTTTAAAGATGAAAAATTTAGAAAGCAATACAAAAAGAACGGGGGCTATTGCTCCGAGTGTGAAACAGAAACCAAACAAAACCCAATAATATATGAAAACAAAAAAGAAATGTAAATGCTTATTTTATCAAAATAACGTTTGCAAGGCAACCAGCAAACTAAATTCTAATTGTAAAAATCTAAAAAAATAAGGAGGACAAAAAAATGAAAATTGAAGTTGAAATTGAAGAAAAAACAAAGACAAATAAAGTAATTGAAATTACAAACCGCTTTATAAAAAATTGTTTAAATCAAATTATGATAATTGATGAAAATACTTGTATTTCCGTGTATATCGGTCAAGATACTAACAGAGCAGAAATACAAATGTATGCCGCAAAAATTCCGCTTTCATTCCCTTATCAGGAATCAAATGACTATGATTTTTTCAATGCTTATAACGAGGCACAAAAAAGAATTTTGCACCAACTTTCCCAGAGTGAAACAAATATTGATTTTTTGGATAAAGTCAAAGACGCTCGCAAATTATCACGGGAAAATAAAATATACCGTGTTATTCTGGCTAAAAGAATTCCGCACTATGAAGAAAATACATATACAAGAATATGCGAAACGCTGGAGGACTTCGCTCAATATAGTAAATTTCTTTGCGAAATAACAAATACAGATATTGTATCATTTAAAAAATTATAAATAATCAAACAATTTATTAACCAAGTAAATATAATTAAATATGAAAAAAAACAATCAAATCGAATTATTAAAAAAATATAGTATAACTAATTATACTATTTCAGAAAAAAACGAAATAACCATAAACGGCTCTTTGTATTTGAGGTCTCTGACAACCGCAGACAAAGACTTCCTAAAAGGCACAACCATAAACGGCTCTTTGTATTTGAGTTCTCTGACAACCGCAGACAAAGACTTCCTAAAAGGCACAACCATAAACGGCTATTTGTATTTGAGTTCTCTGACAACCGCAGACAAAGACTTCCTAAAAGGCACAACCATAAACGGCTCTTTGTATTTGAGTTCTCTGACAACCGCAGACAAAGACTTCCTAAAAGTTAACGTAAAAAAATTAAAAGTCGGTTACAATAAAGTAAGAAAAAATTGTTTTTTTGATGGTATTTTGTCAAAAGTTATATCAATATCAGAAAAACGAGGATATACGATTTATACAACACCTTGTAATTATATTGCTAAAAAAGGTCGATTTACTGCTCACGGGCAAACTGTAAAAAAAGCAATTCAGGACTTAGAATTTAAAATTATTTCAGAAAAATCAAAGAATGAACCAATAAATGAAAACACATTAATTACAGTAAAATATTATAGATTATTGACTGGTGCTTGTGATTCAGGTTGCAGAATTTGGCTACAACAAAATGATATATCTTTTAAAATCATTGACGGCGAAACTGTTGAAGAAAAACCTATAAAAGCAAAAGATTTATTTCTTATTTTAGAAAAATCAAATGCTTACGGTTTTGAGAAATTTAAAAGTTTAATAACATTTTAAAATTTAACAAAATAAATGATATTATATTAAAATAGTATTGTATATTTGTCAAATATTAATTTTAAATAAAAATAAAATGGCAAACACAAAAAAATTTCCAAACGACGAGTTAATCAGCATTTCAACAACAATGACAAAAGAAATGATTGCAAAACTTTCAAAGGTTTGCGGGAAAAAAAACATTGCAGTTGACGAATTTATTCGTGAATCTTGCAGTAAATTCATACACAAAAAAGGCGAAATTCCTTTAATTGTTGAGGAGGGATTATTATTTCCCAAACATATTAATTTGCCGTCAAAAATGATCTCGGACATTTACGGGCTGCAAATTAAATTGGAATTGTCAAGGGCTGAAATTATTCGCCGTGCCTGTAATTATAATTTAAAGAACGGAGGTAAAAAATGAGTTCACAGTTACCAGTAAAACAAAGACAGTTGCCGACAATTGAACAACTTTATAATGAAGATACCAAAATTGAACTGGCTCAACAAAACCAATTAAATCAATTGCTTAACCAGTCCCCAAACCCCAAATGGTTAAAGGAGCGGGACGGAATTAAATATATGCCAATAGAGCGTGTTGAATGGTTGCTCACGGCTATTTTTATAAATTGGTTTGTTGAAATTAAAGAGGTCAAATTAATTGCAAATTCTGTTTGCCTTGTTATTCGGTTGCATTATCAAAGCCCAATAACTGGAGAAATGATCTGGCAAGACGGGACGGGAGCAATGCCACTACAAACCAATAAAGGGGCTGGAGCGACTGACTTTAACGCAATAAAATCTTTAGCCGTACAAATGGCAGCCCCCGCCGCTGAAAGTTTTGCAGTAAAGGACGCCGCTGAAAAGATTGGGAAAATATTCGGTAAGGATATGAACAGAGCGGGACAAATTAATTATGATAATTTGGAAAATAAATTCAATGAGCAAGACAAAGCCAGCATAAAAATAAAAGAAGAAATTGCAAAGGAGTTTGAAAAAAGAAAACCAGATGAAGCGATTGAATTTATGGACTGTCAAATAAATATTGAAACGCTTCAAGAATTATGTGCGGGCAAAGAATCCGCAGGGGAATTTACAATTGAATTTGCTAACAATGTTTTAAACGCTTTGAAAAATGGAAGATAAAATTTACAACCCCTATAATGGTTTCGTAATAAATGACGAATACCTTGAGAAACGCCCTTTATCTCAAAGCAGTTTAAAGGCTTTCAAAAAGTCGCCCAGACATTACATTAAATATTTAACTGGTGTTAAATCAGATCGGGAAGACTTTCTACTTGGGAATTTAATTGACTGTCTAACACTTGAGCCAGATAAATTTGAAAAAACTTATATGGAATATGAGCCTTTTGAAAAACGCAAAAATGAAGACAAAGAAAAATGGGCGAATATGTGCAAGGCGGCAACGGAAAACAATTTAAAACTTGTAACAAAGGAGCAAGTCCAGCAAGCCAAATTTTGCGTTGAGGCTCTTTTATCTCACACGGACGCCCGCACAATTTTAGAGGCAAAGAAAAATGTTCAAATGAATATTAAATGGAAACACAGCGAAACAAATTTACCAATTATTTCAAAGATTGATTTTGATTGCAACGTCTGGGGGCAAAATTTTATTGTTGATCTTAAAACGTCAAATGACTGTGAGCCGAATACATTTAGCAGGGATATTTTTAACTATGGTTATAACATACAGGCTGGAGCGTATTTGCTGGGCTATCAAAAAAGATTTTTTAAGTTTCCAGAGTATTTGAATTTAGTTGTTGAAAAGGTTGAGCCGTACAATGTAACGATAATGTATTATGACACAAAGGAGCGGGAATTATGCAAGGGTGAATTCATAGGATTGCTTAATATGTTTCGCCGTTGTATGGACGAAAAAGCGTGGGACAAAGGTTATGAATTTTGGTTGTTTGATATGAAGAAATTCCACTCCGTACAGCGTCCCGCTTATTATAAATCTCACGGGATCGCAGTTGAAGAATAAATAAGTTCCTTAATATACAAATAATAAAAATGAAAATATTAAAAAAAGATATTGATAAAAAAATAAATGAATCCGTCCCGTTTAATGCTGGTCGGTATATTGATAGTATTATTAACCCTAAAAAAAAAGATTGCCTATTTATTCCTATTTCTAAAAATACAAATGAAGTAATAATTTATCTAAATAAAAAAGATTGGATTGATATATCAATAGAGGCGGGAATTAAGGACGTACGGCAACAATTATTTTATAATACATCAATTATTGTTACTGAACATATTAAAGAAAATAAATTTTTAATACAAATAAACAATAATATCAAAAACGATATGGAATTTATATATGCTGATTTTGGTGTTTGTTTGGCAACAATTTGCCAATGTCCTTAAATTCAAATTAAAAAAAATAATTTAAAAAACAAAACTATGAACAAAATAATGTTAATCGGAAACGTAGGCAAAGAGCCAGAAACAAAAGTATTTGAAAGTCTTAAAATGGTTGCGACATTTTCGCTGGCAACCTCAAAAAAAATAAAAGACAGGGACGGGAATTCAAATTCAGTTACTCAATGGCACAGAGTTATTGTATTTGGTAAACTTGCGGAGGTTGTCGAAAAGTACATAAAAAAAGGATCAAAGATTTTCATTGAGGGCGAAATCCAATACCGTGAATATGAAAAGGACGGGCAAAAAAGATACATAACTGAAATAATTTGCAACGGGCTTGAAATGCTGGATAAAAAAGAGAACACAGAGCCAGCCGCAAACGCTGAAAATTACACAGACAGCACAAACCACGCAGTAAATCCAGCACACGGGAGCGTTAATGATTTGCCTCAAGAGCCTATTGATGATTCGGACGGATTGCCATTTTAAAACGGTAATTAAAATAAATTTGCATTTACCGTTTTAATATTGTATCTTTGCAGAAAAATATTATGGAAACAACAAAAATATGTTTTAAATGCAATAAGGAAAAACCAATTTCCGAATATTATAAGCAAAAGGGCATGTCTGATGGGCATATAAATAAATGCAAGGACTGTGCAAAAAAAGATATTCATAAGAACTATGAAGATAATATAAAAAATCCTGAATGGATTAAAAAAGAAAAAAAGAGAGCAAGGGAGAAATATCATAGATTATATTCAGATGTTCGACCAGATCCAGAATACAAAAAAACGATAATGAAAAAATATAAAGAATTATATCCTGAAAAACAACTTGCTAAAAATTTTATAGGTAAAAAATTTCCAAAACTCGAAGGTAGATTGCAGCGACATCATTGGAGTTATAATAAAGAGCATTGGATTGATTTTATTATTTTAGTTGAAATAGAACATAGAAAACTTCACCGATATATGGTTTATGATCAAGAACGTATGATGTATAGAACAACTGATGGCATTTTACTCGACACAAAAGAAAAAGCATTGCAATATTATGATTCGCTTAAAAATTTAGATTAAATGAGTATAAATGACAATATAAATAATTTAGAAAAGTTTTTAAAAGAGGCTTTTTGCATTAATAAAGAATGTAAATTTGTAGGATTTATAAAAACCTCAAAGAGTAAAAGAGCCGCACAATTTCAACTGAATGACACAAAAAGGAAAACATTTTATATAACAATATCTCAAGAGAAAATAATATGAAAAAATATGTGATCGAGTTAATGGAAAAGGACAACAAAAAAAAAAAATCATTTTACAAATGTGAATATGCTGGATTGCTTATTAATGTTTCTGATAAAAAAGACGCCCTTGTGATTGAGCAAAAAAATATGATACAGGGCTGGACGATTGCTGAATACATTGTAAAACATTACAGATATTTCGCTAATTTAATTGAGTATTAAAATGAAAATCTATGTAAGAAATGATATGTTTGGATTGACGCCTTTATATCCGAGCGACTATGATAATAAAAAGAAACTCCCGTATGGTTGGGAGGGTGTTGTAGATGTAAAGATTGAAAGGAATTATAAATTTCATAAAAAATATTTTGCTCTTTTAAATATGGCTTTTCATAATCAGGAAAAATATGATAATTTTGAATTTTTTAGAGGGCTGGTTATTGTTGAGGCTGGTTATTATACGGAAACCGTTGCAACTTGGGGCGTTTACAGACAAGCAAAAAGTATTTCTTTTGATAATATGGATGAATTGGAATTTAAAGAACTTTATAAAAAAACGCTTGATGTTATTTCTAAATTTTTGAGAATACCAGAGGACGACATAATAAAAATGATTATTAACTTTATGTAAAAATAAATATATGATAACTAATTTCGAAACAATAACGCACGAATTAATTGATAAGGAAAAGGAAATTTTGCCCTTTTTAATTAAAGGATTCAAAACACATACCCAAACAAACCCAATAAAAGCCCCTGTAATAGTTAACCAGATGAATAAATTTCTACTTGCAAATGGCTATGAAATTAAATTGACAGAGCCACGTTTACGGAAAATGGTTAATTATATCCGTGTTAATTCATTGCTCCCATTGATTGCAACCAGCGACGGATATTTTATTACTAATGAAAAAGAAATATTATTATCACAAATAAAAAGTTTAAATGAACGTGCCTCTTCAATAAAGGATTGTGCAAATGGTTTATTAAAATTTTTACCTAAAAATGATATTGCTGAATTGTTTCCCGTTAGCAATGGATCAAACTTGAAAGGAGCGACATTATGAAATTTGATTTAGTGGATTTTATAAAACATAAATTTCCTGTTTATATTTCTTTAACTCCGTGTCCCGCTCCAAGAATGACAAAGAGCGACCAATGGAAAACAAACCCGTTTCACCCTGATCCAAAAAAACGCCAGCGTAAATGTGTTACAAAATATTTTCAATTCAAAAATGATATTGCATATTTAATAAAAGGCAGCGAACATTTATATAAAAATGGTGTTTTAAATATTGTTTTCGTTTTAGAAATGCCAAAAAGTTGGAATAAAAAGAAAAGAGAATTAATGAATATGACTGAACACAAAAGCCGCCCAGATCGGGACAATTTATTAAAAGCAATACAAGACAGCATTGCAGTTGAAGACGGTTATTTTTGGGACGGAAGAACAACTAAATTGTGGGGTGAAAAAAATATGATAATAATTTACTAATCATAATATATTGAGTATCAGGGAAGTAATAAATAAATTAAAAATATATTCAAAAATACTTGCATATTAAATTAATATAGTATTATTTTGCAGAACAATTTAATTCAGAAATAAAATAAATTATTAACTAACAATTTAAAAAAATGAAACCAAGTGAAAAAATTATTGACTTTTTAGGAAAAAATCCAAAAAGCAATGCAAAGGAAATTGGAAAAAAGACTGGCTTAAATTACAAAGCCGTTTTAAATGAGTTGATAAAATTGTCAAAGGCTGGGACAATTTGCAAGGAATGGGAAAATAAATGTTTCCTTTACTCTGTAAATGCAACTGAAAAGGCAAAGGAAATCGTCAAGTTTGACGCAAAGCCAAAAAAGGACAATGAGCCAGCAAAAGAAAAAGAGGTTGTTAAAACAGTTAAAAAAGAGGTTTCCGTTCCAGAGGGCAAAAAGGAAAAAGCCCCAAAGATTAAAAAGGAAAAAAAGGCTGGCGTAATTACTTCCGTGTATGAAATTATTAAAGCAGCAAAAAAGCCTATAACAATAACAGAATTGAAAGAAAAAATATTTTCATTGTTTCCAGAGAGAAACAGAGATTCAATGGTTTCTTCAATTAATACAATGTTAATGACAAAAAAAGAGCCGTTATATTGCGAAAAGCGTTTTGGATTTACTGGTATTATTATCGGAGCAACCAAAGAAAATGAACGTACATTTATTTACAAAGGTTAACCGCTGGATAAATGGCTAAAATTGGGATCATTGACGCTGATTTAATCGGACGCTCGGAACATAATTTCCCAAACCTTGTTTGTATGAAATTATCGGGCTATCATAAAAACATAGGGGACGAGGTAAAACTCATTTCCTATAATGATATTGATCCAAACGCAATGTTTTCAGAGGTATTTGAAAAGGTTTATATATCAAAAGTATTTACAGATACTTACATTCCAGAATTTGCATTAAAATTGCCTTTTGTTGAGTATGGCGGGACTGGCTTTTATTATGATAATGCCGCACCTCTTCCAGATGAAATTGAACATACAAAGCCAGACTATAACCTTTATAATGAATGGATAAAAGAAAAAATAAGAACTGGAAAAAAGAAAAGTTATTTTAAAGAATATACAGATTACTCACTTGGATATACAACAAGAGGGTGTTTCCGAAAATGTGAATTTTGTGTAAATAAAAAATATAACAAAGTTTATCTTCATAGCCCATTGATTGAATTTGTTGATATAACAAGGAAGAAAATATGTTTACTTGACGATAATATTTTTGGGTGCGGGGAGCATTGGGAAAATATTTTAAATTGGTTGAGTGAAATTAAAATTCCTTTTAAATATAAGCAAGGACTTGACATAAGATTATTGAGTGAAAAAAAAGCACAAATACTTTCAAAATGTAAATATGACGGCGATTTTACATTTGCGTTTGATAACATTTCAGATACAAATTTAATAATTAAAAAAATTAAAATATTCAAAAAATATATGCCAAAGGTAGTTCCTAAATTATATGTTTTTTGTGCATTTGATAGGACTGGTATTTATGACCGTGATTTTTGGATCAATGATATTATAGATGTTTTTAAACGTATTAAAATATTAATGGAGTTTTCTTGCTTACCGTATTTAATGAAGTTTGAAAAATGGAATACAAACCTTGAATTTAAAAGTATTTATACATTGCTTTCGTCTTGGTGTAATCAAGTTTCTATATTTAAAAAAATGAGTTTTCGACAATATCACGGAGAAAATAATCACGTAAGGAAATTTGAACGTAATTTTCCAGATATTGCAAATGAGTATTTTGATTTAAAATTTAAAGAGATTGAAAAAAATAATTAAAAATAAATTTGGTTTTTAAAAATAAATAGTTTTACTTTGCAAAAGTTAAATGCCAATCTTCGACAAATGAAAAATAGAATTAACATATTTAAAATATTTCCCGTATTAAACGGAATCACAGGTAAAAGAGATGTCGAAGTCTTGGCAGCCTGTTTTTTTGTTTTTTACGGGAATCTTTTTTTAAAATAAAAAATATGGAAAAAGATTTTGCATTTTTATTTTATGTTAATGACTGGGCTGGCGGTACTCAATGGCTCTCAAGACTTCAAAGGGGTGCTTATTTGGATTTATTATTATATCAGGTGCATAATGATTTTTTTACACTTGACGAGGCGAAAACAATACTTGGGGAAGATTTTGAAAAATGCTGGAGTTCGTTAGAAAAAAAATTCATTTTTGAAAATAATAAATTTTATAATGAAAAAATGAAATTTATTTTACAAGCCAGAAAACAGTTTACGGAATCGAGAAGAAAAAATAGGACTGGTAAAAATAGAGTTCTAAATAATAACATAAGTATAACAAGTGAAAAACTTATGGAAAATGAAGATGAAAAAGAAAAAGAAAATATAATTGAAATAGAAAAGGAAAATAAAAAAATAAAAATTCCTTTTGAATCAGAAAACTTTAAAAATATCTGGAGTGAATGGTTAACATACCGCAAAGAGATTAAAAAGCCGTATAAGTCCGTAAGGAGTGAACAGGCTCAACTCATAGAGTTATCAAAATACCCAGAGCAAACCGCAATAGAAATGATTTTACAGTCAATAAAAAACGGCTGGCAAGGAATATTTGAATTTAAAAATAATCAAAATGGATCAACAAACTCAACTGATAAAAGCCAACAGCGACTTGAGAAACTTAAACATTGGTAAGTTTGAAAAGCAAATAGTTGTTTGCAGTCAAGGCAATAAGATTGAAACCGCAACTGATGAAAAAATAAAAGAGTTATTAAAATATTTATTCGTCGTTTTGGGTGTTAAAGATTTGCCAAATGAAATTGAAAAAATGATTTTAATTTCCTCAATACGTTCCACGCTCGGACGTTATACGCTTGAGGATATTGTTAAAGCATTTGAATTGGCAATGGTTAAAGTAATTACATTTGAATTATGTTTATTTGACAAGGTGTTTAATATAGTTTACTTGAATAATTTAATGAGTGTTTATGAGGTTTACAGATCGGCTTCAATGGTTAATTATAGGAAACAACTTGAAGAAAGCAAAGTAAGCGAAACTCCATTGAGTAAAGAGGAAATTGAGCAACTTAATTATAAATCTGTTCGGGCTGGTTGTATCGGTTTGTTTGAAAAATATAAATCCGCTCAAATACCAATTAATGAAATTGATTTAAGTTCAAAAGGAAACCGCTATGAGTTTTTAAGAAAATTAAATTTGATAAAATTTGAGTTTGATGAAATTGAAAAATTCCGTGAGCGTGCCGTGAAATTTATTGATTTTGAAAATGAATTAATTCCCAGACATAAAAAAACATTTAGTAATATTATTAACACAGAGCAAACGCTGGAGCAAAAAATAGAAAGTTATATAAAAAATATTTGCGTTATGGAGTATTTTAAAACACTAATAAAATCAAACAAAGACCTTGAAACAGAAATTAAAAAAGCAGAAAATAAAATACAAAAATAAATTTTTTATTCACAAATAATAATTATAATTTTACTAACAATTAAAACCAAAGAAAGGAAAACTATGAGCAAAAAATTAATGTTACAAAATGAAACCCCGCAGGAGCGAAAAAGGATTTTGCGTGATAACTGTTATGCAGTTGAAAAGTTCAATTATTCAAAGCCGTTTACGAATGAAGAATTACTTGATATAAAAGACAAGTATTCCCAGAGATCAATTGAAGTGCAAAGAGTTGAACAGGAAAAACAAAATGCCGTTGACGCTTTTAAAATGCAATTGAAACCAATACTTTTGGAGCGTGCTGATCTACTTGAAAAGATTAAAAACAAAGCGGAGCAAGTTAGTGAAGATGTGTTTTTAATGGACGATCAGGAAAACGGTGTTATGGATTTTATTAATGACGCTGGCGAAACTGTTTATTCACGTCCGTTGCTCCCAACGGAAAAACAGTTGAAAATAAAAGTTGCCAAAACTGGGACTGATAATTAATTAAATAAATTATAAATCTTAAATAAAAATAGGAGTTTAAAAAATGGAAGAAAATAAAATCATTCAAATAAATGCTGGCGACAAGTCAGTAATTGAATTGCGTGAGGGCAAAGCGTTGCCATTACAAGAGCCGCAAAAAATAATTATAAGCGGGAATATTGACACAGTTTCAAAGTATATCGGGCAACGTGGATTTGTTTCTGATAATTCCGAAGTCCCAACGGCAATTGATTTACGCAAAGCAATTATAATTGTTGAGCGTGATAAAATGAGTATTGTATTATTAGAAAATCCAAAAGACTTTTACAGTAATACAATTTCCGCAAGTCTTCAATTGAGTACAGAGTTTAAAAAGTTTGGTATAAATGAAAATCAAACTTATACGCCCGCAGAACTTGGCGACTTTATTAAATTAAATCGTGCATACTTTACAAAAAAAGAGGACGCAAATAAATTAGTTTCTTTGCTGAAAAATTTTACCGCAAAAGTAAATAAGCAAATTGAAGACAGCGAAGACGGAAGAGGAAATAAGGATCACGTTCGCCGTCAGGTTGTAGAAAGTAATTTGCCGCCCTCGTTCAACTTAAATCTTCCAATATTTAAAGGACAAAAGAAAGTTGAATTTGAAGTTGAAATTTGTATTGAGCCAAAAAATCTGGAGTGTTATTTGTTTTCAGCAGACGCAAACGACGTAATAATTGAAACCAGAGATACAATTATTGATGAAGAAATTTCAAAATTTGCTGGATTTTGCGTCCTTGAAAGGTAAAAATTAAATGCCAAAAAAATGTTCTTTTCCCAGTTGTCAAAATAATTCGTTTGGTAAAGATAAGAAAACAAAAAAAACATTTTGTTTAAATCATCAATACTTGCGTACAGATTTGAAACGGAATTTTGTGAAAGCAAAGACGCCCTTTAAACATAAAAAAAAGGCAACTGGGGAAAAAGCATTATTTGAAGAGTTAATAAATAACCTCGATCATATTTCTTTTTTATCTGGTTTAGATATTGACCGAGAGGACGGGCAAACAGATCACAACAATTGCCACCACGTTTTGAATAAAAACCAGTACAGCAAATTTAGATTATACAAAAAAAACATTATATTTATTACAAGGTTTGAACATAATTTGATACATTTTGAAACACAGGAGCAAAGAAAAAAATATGCACAAATACAAAATTTTGATTGGAATAAACTGGAATTATTAAGAGCCGAATTACTGGCTGAATACAAACTGATATGTTTTTAATTTTAAAGGCTTATATCTCTTTTATGGAAAAAGAGAATTGTGAAACGTGCAAAAAATCAAATACAATAAAAGTTATTAAAAAAGAATTAAAAATAAATTACGTTTTTATCTGGAATAAATTTGAAATGAAATTATATAAACGTCGCCTCGCACGGGAAAATGATGCGACGCCAGATGATATTGAATTTGAATATTTAGAAAAATAAAAACCTATTATATGAAAACCGTTTTATTATCAATTATTATTTTGTTTTTCTGTTTTGTAGTTTGCCAAAGAGTTGACAGGATCACAGAGCAGCCAAAAAAAATAATTATAAAATATGAATTAACTTGGCACAAAGAAAGCGAAGACACAATTCACATTTTTAAAATCACGCCTCAAATGTTATCAGAGTTAAAAATAAAATTGATCGGGCGTGAGGGTATTTCGTTAAAGCCTTATTTGTTGTCTGGCTATTATTATATTTATTGGGGACATTTATGTAAGCAAAACGAAAAGTATAATGGCACTTTTCAAGAGGCTGACAGCATTTTAAATAATGATGTTAACAAATGTATTTGGGAGGTTTATAGATTAATTCACGCAAAAAGAATGGAGTTAATTCAAAATTCTTATTCAATGTTTATATCTGGGAAATTATAAAAAATATATGTATAAATTTAGTAATATATTATTTGAAAGCAATAAGCCATTTAAGCAAATTAGATTTATTTTATTTCCAACTATTACTTTATATCATAAGCAATTAACGAATGCACATAAAATTTCAATAAGGTTTGAGTGGTTTAGATTTTATTATGGTATATGTATTTATTATTTTGAAAATAAAAAAACAAATATATGTTAAATTTCATTTTAGGTATTTTAGTAATACCAGCAATAATAATTTTGATAATGTTAGCGGGGTATTTAAGCCCAGTTATTCAAAGATATAAATGTCGAAATAAAAAATAAAAATATGAAAACAGAAAAACAAACTTGTATGAATTGCATTAATAACCCATATAACAAAGGAATGGGTGAGAAAATAGATTGCGAAGATGATGAGTTTATTATGGTATGTGATAAAATGGCGAATTGTATTATTGAAGAAAGAGGAGAACATCAGTTTATTCCTGTTGCAAAAGAACAGCCTATTGCTCCACCCGATAAAGTAAAGAGTGCCGAAGAAAAACCTTATATGTTTGATTTATTTGAAACAATAAACAGGATAACGAATTATGATTGTTTGGAAAGTGAACTTGATGAAATTGTTGAGGTTACTAAAAAATACATTCCTCAACAAAGTAAATGCAACGAATGTGAGGATATGAAAATATGGCGTGAACATTTTGCAAGGAGGGGCGAATAACGAATGGGGCTATATGCAGTGCGAATGTACCCACTGCCGTTGATACGAGGTACACAGTAATAATTTTAAAATATTTTTAGGGATGGGAAATATAAATAAAATAAATAAAGATAATCCAGTTATTGCTTGGTGGAGTGGTGGCGTTACCAGTGCTGTTACTTGCAAACTTTGTATTGATTGGTTTGGAGTTGAAAATGTAAGGATAATTTTCATTGATACAAATAACGAGGATGAAGATACTTACAGATTTAAAACTGAGTGTGAAAATTGGTACGAAAAGAAAATTGAAATCATCGCATCAACTGAATACAAAAATCCTTATGAAATTTGGTTTAGGTTTACTTCATTACATGCCGCAACTGGGGCTAATTGTAGCCTATATTTAAAACGTAGAGTTAGGGAACTTTGGGAAAAAACAAACCAATTTTCTTTTCAGGCATTTGGATTTGATATTGATGAAATGAAACGAGCAAAGGGAATGAAACTTAATAATCCAAATGCAAAACCGATATTTCCACTTATAGCCGAATTACTTACAAAGAAAGATTGTATAAAAATAGTGCAAAAAGCAAAGTCATTATTTTTACACATTGAGTTGCCAAATACTTACAAATTAGGATATTTGAATAATAATTGTTGGAAAACAGGATGCGTTCAAGGTGGAATTGGTTATTGGCAGAAAATAATGCGTGAATATCCAGAAAAATTTGAAGCGATGGCACAAGTAGAACATGAATTGAGTGAAAAAAAAGGAAGCCCTGTAACTATTTTAAAAGACCAAACAAAAGGCGGTGGGCTTGTATTTTTAAAACACAATCCGAAATATCCAACAATTAAAGATATTACGCAGGTTAAAGGCAGACCAGTAATGTCACTTGTTGAATGTAATGGATTTTGCGGGATGGATGACATAGAGCCATCAGAAGCATCAAAGGAACTGAATTATGAAGAATAAAAACCTTAATGGCTTTGAAAAAGCCAAAGTGCGGTGGGAAAAATATTTTAAAATTATGGTAAAATTAGAACAAAACTTGATACGAAGCACGACTGTAAGCATTGCATATAGCCCGTGTTACCGTGAACGAAGTGGCGTTTTAATGCACGGTAACGAAAAAATTGCTTTGCGTTCCGTTTCGGAATGAAAGCAATTGCACGTTATAAAGTCGGACGAAGTCTGACGTGAGCGGGGGCGAAAAATAATTTAAAAAAATAATTGTATGCTAAATAAATCAGTTGGAAATATGTATGACTTCGTAACTCATACGTGGAACACGGTAAAAGGCGAATGTTATCACAATTGTTTGTATTGTTATATGAAGCGTTTCGGAAATCAAAAGCCAGCCAGATTTGATGAAAAAGAATTGAAAACTGATCTGGGGAAAGATAATTTTATTTTTGTTGGATCGAGTTGCGATATGTTTGCGAAAACAATTCCTGATGAATGGATAAAAAAGACTTTACAGCATTGCAGTAAATTTGGAAATAGATATTTATTTCAAACAAAAAATCCTGAAAGGTTGCCTAAAATACTACCGTTGCCATACGAATCAAATATTTGTGTAACAATGGAAACAAATAGATTTTATCCAAATATTATGAATAACAGTCCAAAGCCTTTACATAGATATAGCGAATTATATAAAATTTGCACCAGTCTTTACATAACCATTGAGCCTGTTATGGATTTTGATTTAAATGAGTTTGTGAATTTGCTCAAGCATAGCAACGCAATTCAAATAAATATTGGTGCTGATAGTGGGAATAATAATTTACCAGAGCCGCCAAAAGAAAAGATATTACAACTTATTTATGAGTTGTCGAAATTTACTCAAGTAAATCAGAAATCAAATTTAAAAAGATTATTGAAATGAAAATATTTGCTTACCAATTTACAGACAATAAAATTGAAACATTAAAATTTCAAACCAATGAATATTTTGAGGGTGATTATATTGATAAATTTTATTTTGATTTTGTAAATGATATTAAATTTATTACTAACTTTGCAAAGACAATGGCGAGAAAATTAAACTGCAAAAAACTTGTAATAAATTATCGGTGTACGGAAAAAAGATATTTAATTAAAAATAAAAAATAATTATGAAATACAGAATAATAATAAGAATAATTTGTTTGCCTTTTGCAATGGCTCAATTGCTTATTTTATCATTTGTATTATATTTTCGCTGGATATTTAATTACATTTTGCACGGTGCTGAATTTATTGTTTACACACATAAAAACGAGCCAAAGAAAATTGCAGATATTATGAATTATTTAGAGGCTGCAATACCGAAACCAAAAATTTGTATTTATTCAAAATATGGAAAATGCAAAACTGATTTTAATGTGAAAAATAAAATTAAATTAAAATGTTCTGGTGATAATCGTTTATGTATTGATTTTAATTTGGAGGAAAATAAATGAACAAAAAACAACAATTAGAATACTTCGCTGGGCTTGCAATGCAGGCACTAATAACAACTCCAAATTCAGCATTAACAGAGAAACACATTTTAGATTATATAAAAGCCCCGCCGCCATACAAGCAAGAATATTACGTGGAATATGTTACAAAGCGGAGCGTTGAATATGCTAAAGCAATGATAAGCGAAATAAATTCAGCAACAATATAAATTTAAAATGGGATTAACTAAAAAAAATATGGGAATACCAGCACCGCCGCCGCCTCCTCCAGATAGAGTATTTGGCGATAAAAATAAAATATGTAATCCTAACGAAATAATTATAATAATAATTTTACCCGTGAGGAATGGGCTATAATCGAGGCAAATATGAAAAGTTTACAAGGACACCCAGATTTTAAAATGATTTGTGCATATTGCGGATCAGCGATTAACGGAAACGGAAAATGTATTAATTGCGGAGCAAAATAAAAAGAAAGGAATTATTTATGAGCAATACAAGAATATTATTAAGCGAGGCTTACTGGCAAAGCGTTGAAAAAGATAAAGTAAAAAGGTTTAATTCTGGAGGGTTTAAAGATACAATTAACACTCCAACTATTTATGCGGATTTATTTAGAGTTGCCTGTGTGAGTAGAAAAATAAAAGCGACTGTTTATTTAAATAGAATAGATTTTATAAAATACTTATATTGCCTTTGTTGTTTATTTCCAAAGCCTCCCTCTTATAATAAATTAAAAAAAACAAAATTAACTGAACACGAATTAGATAATAATATAACTGTAATGATTGGGGATTTTATTAAAAAAGGTAAATATTTTATAATTATTGATGACACTAAATTTATTACTGGCGATTTAGTTCTTGATTTGGTTGATATTACAAGAGCAATGTAATAAAAATATTAAAATGGAAGAAAAAATATTAAAAATTATATTTGAAAATCATATTTATTCAAAAGATACCGTGAAAAGAATATATGAGCGAACAAAGTCTTTTGATAAAACAATATTTATTTTAAATATAGCAACGGCAACCGCAATAAACCCAGAACAATTATTAAATTTTATATAATTATATGTCAGACACACAGAAATTTTATATTTCGCTTTGCGTAAGTATTGTTTCATTAATTACTTCAATAATTGCTTTTATTATTGTGTTATGGAAATAAAAAACATACCCATTTCAAAACTCCATACAAATAAAGGGCAACTTGACGGGCTGCCAAAAAATCCCCGTTTCATTGATGATGAAAAGTACCAAAATTTAAAACAGTCCATTCAGGAATTTCCCGAAATGTTGAATTTGCGTGAGTGCATAGTTTATCCAATTGAGAATGGTTATATTATTATTGGAGGGAATATGCGATTTAAAGCCTGCAAGGAATTACAGTTAAAAGAAATCCCTTGCAAGATACTTGACGCCAGCACACCAGTTGAAACGCTCCGAGAGATTACAATAAAAGACAACGGCGGTTATGGATCGAATGACGAAAAGTTATTGAATTCGGAATGGAAAGAATTTATTCAGCCAAGTTGGGGGCTTGATCTAATAAAAAAGAAATCCAGATTAAGCAAAGTTTTTGAGAATGACGAAGTATTTGAAGATTCTTTAATTGAGTACCCTATTACAATAATAACCACAAAGCAAGAGTTCGACGAGTGGACTAAATTAAAAGAAAAACACAAAATAAAAGATAACACAAAATTATTTTTCTCATTAGTATCTAAAAGTATAAAAAAATGATAAATCCATTTATTGGCGAATTCTTAGTGAATCCAACTCCTTTGGAATACTCTGGCAACACCTGTTCACATTATTGTTTGTATTGTTTTGCGAATTGTAGAAAACAAAGCATTGAAGCAAAGTTTAAACAAACGTTATCAGTTTTAAAAGGTTATCCAAAAAGCAGAACGTTCACAGCGGAATTATTAAGAAATGGTTGCCCTATATCATTAAGTAATCGGACTGATCCATTTTCAAAAACAAATATAGATCAAACAATAAGTTTATTTCAATATTTCAACAATATGCCAAACGGTTTATTTTTCCAAACCAAAGGGGGTGAAAGGATTTTTGAAGCATTGAAATATATTGAGAGCAAAAAAAATGTTTGTGTCTATATCACAATAACGACCTTAGATGATAAATTAAGCAAAGTAATTGAGCCAAACGCCCCAAAGACATCAGAGAGAATTGCAATGGCAAAGCAATTAAAAAAACTGGGCTATGAAATAATGATCGGAATTAACCCAGTTGTTGAAGAGTGGATTAGCGAAAATGATATTATGGCACTTGCAAAAGATTTAAAAGAGGTTGGGATCACTCATTATTTTTTCCAAACATTACATTTCAGAAGTACAGACGAAATTGCAATAAACAAAATATTGAAAATCCCAAACGGCAAAGAGATTATTGAAAAGGCAATAAAAGTGCATAAGCCCCCTTTCACGGCTCAAAAGTATCTTCAAAAGGTTTGTTTTAGATTGATAAATGAATTACAGTCAAACGCCGTCTGGATCGGGCTACCTTTACCGAATCATACATTTGATAAATTAAAGGCAAAACTTACAAAACCTTTTCCGTCAATATATGATTTTTTCAACTCTTGCGAAAACAGAAATAATGAATTGATTTATTTTGAAGATTTTAAAAAGTCAATGACCGCTGGGAATGAAATACTTTTTGAAAAGCAATATAGTTATATTCAATCATATATTTTTAGAATAAACAGGAATTTATGGAAAGGCAATGAAAAAATCCAGTCAATAAGAACAATGAGCGAGTTGCTAAATATATTTTGGAATGAAACTAAATTGCCCCGCAGTCCCCAGCATAATAAAATAATGTTTCAAGTATTAAAAGAGAACGGGAAAAATGTTTTGGACGAAAATGGAAATATAATTTTAAAGACAAGGGACGTATTTCACCAGCCAGACGAAAACGGTACTTTTGCAGAATGGATAAAAAAATATAAAGAAATTGATGTTTAATTGAGAATTATGTGTATCTTTGTCCTTAATTCTAAAATTTAAAAAAATGACGATCAAGGAAAACTCACAGATGTCAGAGGGAATGTCCCCTTACGTTTAACCAACGTTATCGGATAAGGGCTACTTATATTTATAGGTGGCTCTTATTTTATTACTCCAGTAGATTTAAAATTATGGCAACAAAGAAATATAATTACAAGACAAGGGAAGACGGGAAAAACGACACGGGACGCCCAGAGAAATATACTTTGGAATATTGCACAATTGAAATCAATCAAATACTTGCGACTTTACAGGCTGATAAAAAATATGAGTATTTAACTATTCAAGACCTTGTTAGGGATAAAGAATATACCAGAGATTGTTTAAGCGAATGGTCGAAAAAGTTTGCTGAAAATGAGGACTTTTCCCGCACTATTAAAAAGATTTATGAGGAATTAGAGAACAGATTATTTAAAATTGGTGTGTCTGGTAAAGCGAATGCGGCAATGGCAATATTTGGATTGAAAAACAATTATGGCTGGACTGATAAATTGGATATGACCTCAAAAGGCGAAAAAATAAACCAGATTACAGGATATAAAATAAAGGAAGATTCCGAAAATGGAACTTGAACTTGAATTCACAAAAAAGCAAAAAGAAGTTTTAAGATATTGGATTGACGAAACAACCGACGAAATATTATTCGGAGGTGCAAAAGGCGGCGGCAAGAGTTATTTGCTTTCGTCTTTAATATTTGGGGACGCTCTGTTATATCCAGAAACATTTTATTTTATTGCCCGCTGTCAGTTAACGGACTTACGTAAATATACAATTCCAACAATTCACGAAGTATTTAAGCGACAGTTTAAAATAAATATTGAGAGATATTCCAGATATAATGGTATGGATAATTTCTATGAACTTTATAATAAGAGTAGGATTTATTTATTAGCCTGCGACTATGTGCCAAGTGATCCAATGTTTGAAAGGTTTGGATCAATGCAAATGACACGGGGAGCAATTGAAGAGGGCGGGGAAATCCATTATTTAGCGAAACAGAATTTAAAAATATCTTTGGGAAGAAAAAATAATGACCTTTATAATTTAAAAGCCAAATTGTTAGTTGTCGGGAATCCAAAAAAGAACTGGATGAAAACCGAGTTTGTGAATCCATTCAATAAGGGCGAATTGCCTCCAAATAAAAAATACGTGCAAGCGTTTTACACAGATAACACATACAGGCAAACTGGTTATGACGCAATATTAAATTCAATAACAGACCGCACCGCCAAAGAACGACTTGTTTATGGAAATTGGGACTATGGAGATGATGATCCAGCGTTATTGATAGAGTATGACGCAATCCTTGATCTGTTTACTAACGACCACGTACAGCCCACAGGAAAAAAATATATTAGTTCAGATTTAGCAATGCAAGGACGGGACAAATTTATTGCTGGTGTCTGGGACGGGCTTATATGTAAAATTGCAATAGATCAACCAAAGTCCACAGGGAAAAGCATTGAAACGGATTTGAAAACATTAATGGTTAAGGAAAGCGTTCCACACAGTCAAACGGTTGTAGATAGCGACGGACTGGGGGCTTATCTTGAATCATATTTGGTAAATATAAAAGAGTTTCACGGCGGGGCAAAGTCAACACAAAAATTTGTTGACGGAAAAAAATTGCCAGAGTATAATAATTTAAAATCAGAGTGCGGCTACAAGTTAGCGGAGTTAATCAATGCCCGCAAAATAAAAATAATTTGTGATGAAAGACAAAAGACAGCGATCATTGAAGAGTTGGAAGTCTTAAAGGCTGGGGACGTAGATAATGACACGGGAAAAAAATCTATTATGAAAAAAGATAAGATGAAAGAATTATTGATGAGATCGCCAGACTATTTGGATATGTTAATAATGCGAATGTATTTTGAGATCAAGCGACAATTTGGCTTTTAAAAAAGTATAGACCAATATAAAAAAACAACTTATACGAGCCGAGATAAAATTAGACAAAATGATAAAACGGGATTACAATAAAATATATAATGAAGTATTAGAATTGGTTATTGCTGGAAATACAATAGAAAAGTCCTGTAAAATTATTGGGGTGCTTAGAGAATCATTATATAAAAATATTAATGATAATCAAAAATTAGAATTAAAGCAATATAAAACTACGTCAAGAAATATGGTTGCGAATTTATATTCATATAAATCACGCAAAAAACAATATTATGAAAAATCTGTTTTTATAGAAAATATTGTTAGTGAGTACGATTAATAAAATAAATTTTTTTAATACTGAATTTTTATTATATTTGTAAAATTTTTCTGTATGAAAAAAATACTTTTATTATTATCATTTGCCCTGTTAATTGGTTGCTCAAAGGAAAAGACGAAAGCAAATGACTATAAATGTTATGATTGTGTAATAACTCAATATTATTATTCAAAAGGAAAATTAATAAACATAATAAAAGCCAATGAAATCAAATGTGCCACGCAAAGCGACTACAATAATTATTTGAATACCACCAATCACTCTGACACCTCACTCGTACAAACTTGCGAATGTAAAGAGCAGTAAAATTTATTAAATATAAAACTATGAAAATCCCATTGACAAAATACGAAATCAAACTTGCGAAATCAAAGCAAGGCGTTCAGTTAAGGTCTGGAATAAATTCGGATAAGGTAAACAAATTATATGAAGTTTTATTAAAGTATCTTGGCAAAGGTCAAATTCTCTGGAGCAAAGACGATTTTAAATATATTGTTCAATCTGGTTATCTGTTTAATCCTGACACTTATTCAATTATAAATAAGATCATACAAACGGCGTCAATGTGTCAATTCAAACTCTATGAAGTTAAGGACGAAAAGAGTTTTAGACAATACAAAAATTTAAAATCAATAAGCCCCGAAAACGTTTATGATTTTCAAAGGAAAGCATTTGAGCCAGTTGAGCAGCCAGAGATATTTAAATTATTTGAATGTCCGAATAAATATACAACCTACACTTTATTTATTCAATCTTTGCTGGGCTATTATTGTTTACTTGGAAATTCTTATTTGAATAAAAATGTTATTACTGGCAATAAAGACGGTATTGCTGGCGAAATGCACGTTCTCCCCGCTTACTTAATGAAAATAGTAATGGGCGACGCTCTTAATATGATAGGAGGTTATTCAATTGACAACTGGCTCAACCGTTCATATACTTATACGCCAGAAGAAATTTATCATTTTAAAACTTTCAATCCAAACTATGATACTGGAGCGTTTTTATATGGAGCAGCCCCGTCATTATATCCAACGTTGTTAAAATCAAACGAAAGTTATACCGCCGCCTGTGCATTAATTCAGAATCTTGGAGCGATTGGAATTCTTTCAAGTGGAAACGATGATACAATTGATCCAGAAACAGCATTGAAAATGGAAGACAAATATCAAGAACGTTTTGGCGGTGCAAAGAACAGAGGGAAAGCGTGGGTAGTGGGACACAAAATGGAATTTATTAATATGGCTCAATCAGTTGTTGATCTGGGATTAATACAAGGTCAAGAACAGGATTTTCTCACTCTTTGCCGAATCTTCAATGTAGATAGTAGAATAATGGGCTATGTAAAAGGGAGTACGTTTTCAAATATGGCAGAGGCACGAAAAGATTTTATGCAAAATAGAATTTTGCCTTTGATGTTTATGTTAGCAGAGGCGTTTAATAAATTTATAATTCCAGCGTATTCAAAACAGGATAACAAACAATATTATTTGGACGTAGATATTTCAATCATTCCAGAACTCCAGCAAGATAATGACAAATTAAGCACACGATTACAGAATGAAATAAGAGCGGGAATAATTACTCCAGCACAAGCGGCAAAAGAATTAGGACGCCCAGAGTTAACTGATCCTCTTGCGAATCAATTATGGGTTGGAACTAATATGACGCCAATGAATAGACAGCCAGAGCCTCCAGCAAAGCCAGCAACTCCAAAAGTATAAATATATGGATAAAGTAAAAATTTCAGAGATACCAAACGAATTTATTAAGAGTAATTTAACCTCTTATCAGATCGGTACAATTGAAATGAAATACAATATTTATTTGCAGTTTTTAGAAATGCAAAAGAATATGAAACGCAAACGCCTTGAGGATATTTATTTAATCATTGCAGAGCGAATGAATATGCAAGTAGATACAATTTGCAAAATAATTATTAAAATAAAAAAGAATATGAAATAAATTTAGTATAAAAATATACTTATTTACTTTTAAAATTCTTAATAAATTTGTCGGTGAAATATTAAAATTTCGTGCAATGTTTATACTTACATCAATAGTTTCTGAATTAAAGCCTTTTGCGAATGAACACGCAAGTAGGTTAATTGATCCGAAAGAACTTGCAAGCCGCACGGGGTTTGATAGTGTTAAACGTACACACGGGAGCGGCAAGGGAAAAGTTCAAGGAATTTCAATTCCTGCGACTATTGATGTGATTTGGTATGTATATAAAAATGGTGATGTGATTGCTCAAACATTGCGTTTTCCTATTACTGACTGGACGAGTTCAGAGGCTTTGAAATGGCTCAAGGACAATAAAATAAAATACCTTTCTTTTGAAAAAGCAACAAACGGAAAATTATTTAAATCCTTTGAGAGCGAAGTCAAAGACCTTGATGAAGCGAAAGGGATTGTGAAAATTTATGTTAATGCTTACGGCAATTTGGACGCTGATAGAGATATTTCTGAACAAGGTTGTTTTGTAAAAACTTGTCGGGAAAATTTCAAAAGGATTAAGCATTTAAAAGATCATCAAAGGGATCAATTACTTGGATTGCCTATCGAATTTGACACCGCTGATAAATACGGTTTACTCGTAACCTCCGCAATGAATATTGATAAGCCAATGGTTAAAGACGTTTACAGCGACTATAAATTTTTTGCAGAACATAAAAGGACGCTTGAACATTCAATTGGTTATTCAGTTGTTAAATTTTCAATTGAAAATCCAGAGGACTGGAGTAAAAGAATTCGCAGAATACAGGAATACAAACTTTATGAATATTCCACATTGTCATTTCTCGGAGCGAATGCAAATACTCGCCTTGTAGATATTAAAAGCGAAAACGTTTCTTCATTAAAAGATGAAATGAATTTACTTGATGAAATGTTACACAAGGGCGAATATACAGACGAGAAATTTATCATTATTGAAAACAAAATTTCGGAAATTAAAAATAGAATTGAAAAAATGAAAACACTCACAAATGAAGAGCCGTCCGAAGACACTCCGCAAATTGTTGAGCCGAATTCACTATTTGAAAAGAATACGAAAAAAACAATTAACTATAAATTATTAACTTCAAAACTTTAAAAAGATGAACAAAAGACAAAAATTTATGAGAAAATTAATGATGTTTAATTTTCTTTTTGCAATGATTACGCCGTTTTTAGCGGGAACTTCATACGTTGTTGACGAGGGTGGAGCGACACCAGAAGAAGAAGTATTACTTGGAAAAGTAAAAGCAAAAGCAGCAGAAGCATTTTCAGAATTCAAAGCCCAGACGATTTCAAAAGAGGCGTTTGATTTAAAAATGACTGCAATTGAAAATGAAATAAAAACTTTAAATTTCAAAGCCAGCATTGATGATTTGACAAAAACTATCAATGAAATAAAAGCCCAGTCTAACGAACAGGGAGTTGAAATTACTAAAATAAAAAATATCGGAAACGCTCCTTGCAAAACAAAGAGTTTGATTGACGGTATTAAAGAACTTTTGAATCATAATGACATCAAAGCGTATATTGATAACGGAGCGAAAGGTCAATCAGTACAAGTAAAAACACTTGTTGACATTACTCAAGCGACTGCAATAACCGCTGGATCAACTTTGCCAACTCAATTGCTTGGCGGTATGCCAGTACACGCCCCAGAGCGTAAAATATCAATGACTGATATTATTTCAGTAGGTAGCACCGAAACTGAAACTGTTACTTTCAATCAGGAATACGAATTTGAAGACGGTATATCAACCTTAACAGAAAATCAGGCAACTGCAAAAAGTTCATTCAAAGTTCGTCCAGTAAGTTTAACCGCTGGCAGAATTGGAACTCATTTAATCGTTTCAAAACGTTCATTGAAAAACGAAAAGTATTTACTTTCTCATATTTCAAAACGTTTACCACAGAAAATGAAAAAAGCAGAAGACGCTCAAATACTTTTGGGAACTGGTGCTGGCTCAACCTTAGTTGGTTTATGTCAAAACGCAAGTGTATTTGCCGCTGGAGCATTCGCAGGAACTATCCCAGCCGCACAGGAAATTGATTGTTTACTTGTTGCTATTAGCCAGTTAACTCAAGGCGAATATGAAGCAAGCGGAATAATTTTAAATCCAGTTGACGCAGCAAAAATTGAACTCATTAAATCAACGACAAGAGATTACGTTGATAGCGGCAGGGCTGTAAGAGGTGCTGACGGAATTTTAAGAGTTGCAGGTCTTAAAGTAGTTGAAACAACTGCAATGACCGCTGGCAAATTCTTAGTAGGCGATTTCAATATGGCTTGCGATTGGTTACTGTTTACTCCTTTAACTATGAGTATTTCTGATTCTCACGCTTCAATATTCTTGAATAACGAAGTATGTATTAACTTTGAAGAAGAACCAGTATTCCCAATTTACAACCCTCTGATGTTCGTTTACGGACAATTCAGCGTTGCAAAGGCAGCCATAACAAGCGGATCATAAGAATTAAATTGTTAGTTATGAAAAGGAGCGAAAATATTTTGCTCCTTTTTTGTTTTTATTAAAATAAATTTATTAATTTTGTTAAAAAAAATATATGGCACACCCACAGGAAAGACAATTTATGGAACTTGTAAAGTCAATGTTTCCTAAATATTTTAAAGGGATTAAAGTTTTAGATGTCGGATAGTTAAACGTTAACGGCACAAACAGATATTTGTTTGTTGATTGCGACTACACGGGAATTGACGTCGGGGAGGGGGACAATGTTGATGTGGTTTCTCTTGCACACGAATTCAAATCTGATGTGTTATTTGACACAATAATATCAAGCGAATGCTTTGAGCATGATTGCCATTTTGAAAAGTCTATTCAAAATATTATTTCTTTATTAAAGCCCTCTGGTTTATTTGTTTGGACTGCGGGCGGTACGTATCGGGCTGCTCACGGCGGGGCGTCATGCACTCCCTTAATAGCCTCAAATCCTAAAATGGACGACAACTATTATAAAAATGTAACAGCAAAAGATTATTCTTCGGTCATTGACTTAGAAAAAATATTCGGTCATTACAATATTAATTATAAAGGGGAAGATGTAATTTATCACGATATTCAATTTTGGGGTATTAAAAGAAAATAAAATGGACTTAGAAAAATTATTTATAGAATGTACGCAAAAAGGAATTCAGCAAAAAAAGAATGAGTTTATTGAATTTCTTAAATTGTGTCAAGGGAAAAAATACAAGTCTATTCTTGAAATAGGGGCTTATTCTAATGGCTGCACTCATGCCTATAACAAACTATTTGAACAGGTTGTTAGTTTGGATTTAATTCACAGGGGAGAAAAAATAAATAATGTTAAATATATTACTGGGGATTCTCACAGCGAAATTATAATTAAGGAAGTTGTAAGTGCTGGAAAATTTGACGTTATATTTATTGACGGGGATCATACATTTGAGGGAGTGAGCCTTGATTATAATTGTTATAAACATTTATTAAATAAAGGCGGTGCGATAGCGTTTCACGATATTTGGGAAAGCGTTGATTGTATTTCTCAAAATTGCCACGTTTATAAATTATGGAACGAATTAAAAAATAAATTTAATTATATTGAATTTGGCTCGGAGAATAAAACTTGGGCTGGAATAGGAGTTATATTTCCATGAAAATAGGAGTATTAACGCCCACTTTGGGCGGCGTACGAAAACCATTTCTTGAACATAGTAAATATTTGCTTTCAAAACAAACATTGCAGCCAGATATTTGTTTATTGATTGATGATAAGCAGACGCAATTTCCAAATGATATAAATGTAAGGTATAGAATAGGCTGCGAAAGATTATTTAATTGTTATGATTGTGATGTCGTTTTTTTTATTGAAGACGACGACTATTATTATCCGTGTTATATTGAGAAAATGTTTAATAGGTGGATTGAGAGCGGAAGCCCGTCAATGCTTGGAATCAGCAATACATTATATTATCAATTGCGTTTACAAAAATATTCAAATTACTTGCATGATAACCGTTCTTCAATGATGTCAATGTTAGTAACGAGGGAAATATTAAATATAGAATTTCCAAACGTGAAATTTTTGGATCATTTTCTTTGGACTGAATACAAAGGAACAAAAAAATCAGTTAAATTTGACGAATTTATTTGTATTGGAATAAAGCACGGGATCGGGAATGTAGGAGGGGACGGTCATTCGGTAACAGAAAATTTACAAATGTGGCGAAATCAAGATTTTAATTTTGAATATTTTCAAAGCCTTTTAATTAATGATAAAAAATCTTTAGAATTTTATAAAAAAATAATTCAATGATATATTATTTTACTCCATATTCAACTGAAAGAAATTTAGGCAAAGCATATAATAATTATATGCGATTACTTCCGTCCAATGAAGATTGGGCTTGTCTATTGGACGCTGATACAATGTTTTTATGTAATGATTTTGGAAATCAAATAAACGATATTGTAAATAAATATCCTGATACAGGAATGTTTACTTGCGTAACAAATCGGGCTGGGTATGAAGATCAGAGATATAATGGAGTGTTTTCGTACGAATCTGATATTTGCAAGCATAAAGAAATAGCAATTGAATGCAAGAAAAAATATTACTGTGATTTAAAGGAAATTAATTCTCACATAAACGGTCATTTGATTTTAATAAAAAAAAGTACATGGCTAAAGGTAGGAGGATTTTCTGAAAACACAATACGGGACGAAAACGCAGACAGCAATTTGCTTGGACTTGACGATAATATTTCAAGAAAAATATTGAAAGAAAATTTAAAGATAATGTTAATGAAAGGCGTTTATTTGTTTCATTATTATAGATTAGTTGAGGGCGTGCATTATCGAGAACATTTGCTTGTTAATAATAAAATAAAATTAGGGGTATCATATAATCTATGTACTGGCTCGGAATTATTGAGAGATAGTATATTGTCAATTCGCAAAAATGTTGATTATATAACCGTTATATATAACGAAATAAGCGTAAATAATATACATACAAATATTGATTTAAAAGAATTTTTGCAAAAATTAAAAGATGAAAAATTAATTGATGATTTTAAATTATTTGTTCATACAAAAGAAATTGCAGAAAAAGAAATTCATAATAAACATAAAGAAATTTCCCAGCGAAATGAGGGTTTGCAAATGTGCATAGAAAATCAATGTACTTATTTTATGTCAATGGATTGCGATGAATTTTACTTAGATGATGAATTTAGAAAAGCAAAAGAGGAAATAATAAATAATAATTTTGAATCTTCGTTTTGTAAAATGGTTTCTTATTATAAAGACGAAAGCCATATAATTGATCCTCCAGAGGAATATTTTGTTCCATTTATTTATAAAATAATTGAGAATAATAAATTTCACATACAGGAATTCCCTGTTTTATGTGATCCCTCAAGGCAATACAATAAAGGCAAATATAAGATATTCGACCGAAAAGAAATACAAATGCACCACTTTACCTATGTTCGTAAAAACATAGGCGATAAATTATTTAACGCACCTACAAAAGAGAAATATTTAGGTCATTATGTCGAGTTAGAAAAATATTATAATGATTGGAAAAAGGGAATGGACGGTTTGACGTATAACGGAATAGTTAAACTCAAAGAAATAAAACCTTATTTTAAATTGCATATTTCAGAAAATGATAAAATTTATGTAGGAATGGCGACTATACCAGAGCGAGAAGATTTATTAAAAGAAGTTGTTAGCAGCATAATAGATCAATGCGACGAGTTGCATATTTATTTTAATAATTATAAATCAATACCAGAACAATTTAAAAATAATGATAAAATATTTTGTTATGACAGCGAAAAAGAATCTGGGGACATAGGGGACACGGGCAAATTTTACGGGCTGCAAAATAAAGACGGGTATTTATTTACAATTGATGATGATTTAATTTATCCTAAAAATTATATTTCAACAATGATTGAGGGTATAAAAAAATATAATACTCCAGTAACAATGCACGGACGAATAATGAATGAGCCACCAATAGAATCATATTATAAAGGCGGGGCGAAAGAGAACTTTAATTATGATATTGAAGTTGAAGAGGATCAGTCAGTACATATTTGCGGGACTGGTTGCTTTGGCTGGCACTCTGATATTATTAAATTCGACATAAAGGATTTTGAAAATAAAAATATGAGCGATATTTACGCCAGTATTAAAATACATAAACACGGCTTATATCTTTACGTTCTTGCTCACAAAGATTGCTATATTATTGAGAATAATAAAGTAAATCAAATTATAAATATTCGTAATTATTATAATTTAAAAGATGAAATTCAAGCGAAATTAATAAATGATAATTATAAATATTTTAAGATAATTGTAAAAGATACCAAAAAAAATATTATATTTGCCCAGCCTAAAATAGAAATTAACGAAATAAAACATAAATCAATTATTAAAAAAGAAACTGGAGGATCAATTATGACAATTATTAAATCGGTAGTAGTAAAAGAAACAGACAACGGACAGTATTTTGAAAAACTTGGCGAAATATTGCACCTTGAAGAAAGCACATTTAACGTTCTTAAAGCGAAAGGGCTTGTTGTTATGTATGACGAAGATTTAAAAAAAGAACTAATTAAAGACGCTGAAAACACGGTCATTGAAGCCGCTCTTGTTAATGTTGAAACCAGCAAACAGGAATATAAAAATACCGAAACGGAAACGCAAGAGGAAAAGGCAGCAAGAGAAGAAAAAGAAAAAGAATTATTATTCACAGATCGGAATTTATTAATTGCAGAATATAAAGATTTTTATAATTCAGAAACAGAGGGCGTATTTGAATTAAAAAAAGATACAAGCGAAGATGATTTCCAAAAATTAATGCAATGCCTCAAGGCTGCGAAAGCAAAATTTGACAAAGAATTGAAATTACTTGAAAAGGAAAAAGCCGCTGCAATTGCTAAAGAAAAAGAAGAAAAAGAAAAAGCGGAAAAGGAAAAGCAAAATGAAAATAAAGAGCCAGAAAAAAATGTAATCAAAGCCCCAGCAAAGACAACAAAAAAGAAAGCAGCAAAAAAAACAACTAAAAAGAAATAAAAATGAGTTTTATTTTAACCTCTGATCTCATAGGGATTGTAAATGTTTCCGAATCAAGGTTTGCGAAAACAGATTACGAAAGTATTATTTCCACAGTTGAGGAAAAAATACTCAATGACTTGTTAGGCAATGATCTTTACGTTAAATTAATGGCGACGCCAGCAACCGCTCCTTATGCTGATTTGGTTAATGGTGCTGTCTATACTGTTACAAATAAAGATAATGTAACGGTTAACGTCAATTATCTGGGAATAAAGCCAATGTTGAAATATTTTATTCATTACGAAATATTAAAACATCAGCAAAGCCAGAATTCAGAAGTCGGGGAAGTCGAGCCATTACAAAATAATTCTCAAAGAGTAACGAAAAGCAATTTGAGTAAATTAATATCTGATTCGTATAATAACGGAATAAGATTATACGGACAAAATATTGAGGACGGGAATAATGGCAATTCATTTATTTGCGGGCGTCGTCATTTGGAAAGATACAAGCATATAAATTTTGATTATTACGCCGAAGTTATAAAGCCAAATTGTTTCAATTATTTGTATTGGTGCAAAGTAAATCATTCGGATCATTTTCCAACGTGGCAATTCACAGACAAAGCATTAATGTTTAACAATGGGTATTTATAAAATATGAAAGCAAGTAATTTGGAAAACTTTCACAGATTCGTTCATTGGTTGAAAGAAAGTTATAATTCAAGAGTTTGGAAAACAGGCAAACGCCCACCAAAGCAAAAATAAAATGGCAAGTACAAACGTTGTTGATCTCATTGGTACGATAATAGAAACGTTAAGGGAAACGTATTCTATTAGTTCTATTACACACACGGGGACAACCTACACAATAAACACGGCGAAAACATATTCGTTGCAAGTTGGCGACTATGTAAAAATATCTGGCAACAATTATAAAATAGTTACATTAACAACAAACTCAAAGTTTACAGTTGTTTCAAGTTCAACTATTATTGGGACTACGTGGACGGCTCTTGCTCCATACTATTTTTATGGTACTCCTCAAATGATTGCGAATACAATTGATAAAATAAAAGATTATCAAAATAAATATCCAGTAATTGTTTTATTTGAAACAATTACATCAGACGTTGACGACGATCCAGAATCTACGATTGAAAGAATAGTTTCGCTTGAAATGTATTTTATGACAGAGGGGAATTATAGGGATTGGAGTTCAGATGAATTTTATACATACGTTTTAAACGCTCAACAAATAACTGTTGATAATTTTATGGAGGCATTGCAAGAAAGCAAAA